AATTAAAATCTATAATGAAGAAAACTTTAATTATGACATTGTAAATATACCACTAAAAAACTAATGGGCGAAGAGTTTTATTGTACATTAAAATTAGTTACTGGAGAAGAAATATTTGCATTAATTTCTGTTGATGAGAATGATGGAGATCCTATCATTATTCTCCAAAACCCAGTGATTATGAAAATGTTTTATAATCATTCTGGTTCATATATGAAAGTTAAGCCATGGATGGAAATCCCTGATGATGATATCTTTTTAATTAAATTGGATAAAGTTGTAACAATGACCGAGATAAAAGATAATATGGTAATTGGATTCTATGAACAATACTTAAAGGATGAAGGTGAAGAATATATTGCTTCGAAAGATGGACAAGTAAAAATATCTAATAAAATGGGATATATCTCTTCTGTTGAAGATGCTCGTAAGAAATTAGAAAATCTCTTTAAAGATTCTAAAGAAAGCTAAGTTCTCATCTTCAACGGGAACAAACCTATTCTACTCATAAATTTGATAGTTGTCAAGCCTATAAAGTATGGTATAATTACTATAACATTTATTAATCAAACAAGAGACCAATGTTATGTCCAAAAAGAAATCAGAACATTATGTAAACAATAAAGAATTATTAGAGGCACTGATTGTTTACCGCACAAAAGTTGCTTATGCAAAAGAAAACGATTTACCAAAACCACGTATTACAAATTACTTAGGTGAATGTTTTCTGAAGATTGCAACTCATCTTTCTTATAAACCAAATTTTGTCAATTATATGTTTCGGGAAGATATGATTTCCGATGGTATTGAAAATTGTGTGCAGTATATTCATAATTTTAATCCAGAGAAATCTCAAAATCCTTTCGCATATTTTACTCAGATTATTCATTACGCATTTCTGAGAAGAATTCAAAAAGAGAAAAAACAATTAGAAATCAAGACCAAGATTATTGAACGGACTGGTTTTGATGAGGTTATGACGATTGATGACGGCTTGCTTTCTGGCAGTAATTCGGAGTATAATAGCATGAAGGACGCAATCCAGTACCGAAACAACAACCGATGACCTTTTCTAACTCCAAAGTATTATAAATAACTATACACTTTGGAGTTAGAAATACTTATGACTAAACCAAAATATACCCCCGAAGAAAGGAAACTGATAATGGGGGAAAATTTAAAAAGAAATAAAGAAAAGGCAAAGGCACAAGGATATACTCAAAAAAGTGTTGCCCGTGAAAATGCAATTAAAGAAGGTAAAAAAACTTATACAGGTTCTACCGCCTGCAAACATTGTGGTAGTTGTGAAAAGTATGTGTCCACTTCTAGTTGTGCCCCCTGCCTTAAAAAGAAAGGATTGGAAAAATTGAATAATCAAGAGTTGATGAAACCTTATAGGACGAAGGAGAAGAAAAAGAAGAAACTTGATAATTGGAGAAAAGAAAATCCAGAAAAATATCAAAAGCAATATATGAATGATGTTGCTAAACAAAGATGTAAAGAGTATTATTATAATAATAAAGATAATGTAAAAAATACATATTTGCAAACAAATTATGGAATTACTTTGGAAGATTACAATTTATTTCTAGAACAACAAAGTGAAAAATGTAAAATATGTAATAAGAATTGTCCAACAGGAAAAAGTTTAGCAGTAGACCATAACCATGAGACTGGAAAGGTGAGGGGTTTACTATGCAAAAATTGTAATATTGGTTTGGGAATGTTTTTTGATAATCTTGACTTTTTGGAGTCTGCCGTGCTATACTTGAAGTCTAGTTAAAATCTGCTATGCGTATCGGTTTAATCACGGACAGCCACTACGGGGCAAAAAAAGGTTCAAAGCATCTTCATGATTATTTTGAACTTTTCTATAAGAATGTTTTCTTTCCTGCTCTTGAAGAACATGGAGTAGAAGCAGTCATTCATATGGGTGATGCTTTTGATAGTCGAAAGTCAATTGATTATCAAAGTTTGGAATGGGCAAAGAGAGTTGTATTTGAACCTCTTCGTAAATATGAAGTTCATATGATTGTAGGTAATCACGATTGTTATTACAAGAATACTAATCACGTAAACTCTCCAGATCTACTTCTTAAGACATATCCAAATATCAAAACTTATAGTTCTCCAACAAATACAAAGGTTGGTGGAATTGATATGACTTTCATTCCATGGATTTGTAGTGAAAACTATGAAGAAACGATGAATGTGATTAAAAAGTCAAAGGCAAAAGTTGCATTTGGGCATTTGGAACTTCAGGGTTTTCGTGTTAATCGCAATTTGATTATGGAGGAACATGGACTGGATTCGAATATTTTTTCAAACTTCACAAAGGTATTTTCTGGTCATTACCACACTCGTTCTGATAATGGACGCATTTTCTATCTTGGTAATCCTTATGAAATGTACTGGACAGATGTGAATGATACTCGTGGATTTCATATCTTTGATACGGAAACCCTCACTCATACTCCAATTAATAATCCTTATAAATTATTTTATAACATCTATTATGAGGATACTCCTTATCAGATGTTTGATGCTACTGAATATGAAAATAAAATTGTAAAAATTATTGTTCGTAAAAAATCTAAACCAAAAGATTTTGAAAAGTTTGTAGATAAATTATATACGGTAGGAATTCAAGATCTTAAAATTATTGAGAACTTTGAAATTCAAGAAAGTGAAGATTTTCAAGTTGATGAGGAGGAGAATACTATTTCAATTCTAAATCGTTATATTGATGAATCTGAAGTTCAATTTGATAAGAACATTATTAAAGGTATTATTCAGGATCTTTATCGACAAGCTTGCGAAGTAGAGTAAAATGTTTCTTCTCACTCTTAAAGATAGAAAAGAGGATGGTGCATATGCAGTTGAAACATCCTATGGGGAAAAAGTTTTGTTTCTTTTTGAGGATGAAGATGATGCGACTCGTTATGCCCTGATGCTTGAGGATCAGGAAGAAAAAGAGATGGAAGTTGTAGAAGTAGATGATAATCTTGCCATAAAGACTTGTAAGATGTATAATTACCGATATGCAGTGATTACCCCCAACGACATTGTAATTCCACCTAAGAATGATACTAAATAGTTTAACAAACCTTTTAGTAAAGTAAAATGTATCATTTACATCATATGATTCCAAAACATTCTTCTTATTTTGATTATCTTGGCGATGTAAAAGAGGATCCATATTATAAGGTATATTTAACTCCAGAAGGGCATATTGAGCAACATAAAATCTTATATCAAATTTTTGGAGATACTTTTGATAAAATTGCTTGCAATGGTCTTACTGGAAAAAATGTAAAAAAAGAAGTTTTTAGTGAGGCTGGAAAAAGAGGAGGTAAAGTAAAACCTACTACCGAAACGAGAGAAAAAATGGCGGAGAAAAAAAGAGGTAGGAAATTAACAGAAGAACATAAAAATAAAATAAGTGATGCTAATAAAGGTAAAAATAAAGTTCCAATGACAGAAGAACATAAAGAAAATATAAGTAAAAGTTTAATTGGTAATAGTAGAAGAAAAAATGGAAAAAAAACTTGGAAACCAGATGAAGAATATAAAGCAAGAATGAGTGCTATATTGAAAGGAAGAAAACAAAAACCTGTAACAGAAGAAACTCGTAGAAAAATGAGTGAATCCGCAAAAAATAGGAAGAAAAGATCTTGACTTTTATTAAAAATATTGGTATGATGGTCTAACCCAAATTAATGACTAAAAGTGATTACATTTAAAAAACTCAGATATAAAAATTTTTTGAGTACTGGTAATCAATTTATAGAAATTGATTTTTGCAAATCTCATACAAATTTAGTTGTCGGAACAAATGGTGCAGGAAAAAGCACTATGTTAGATGCTTTATGTTTCGTTCTCTTTAATAAAAGTTTTAGGAAAATTACAAAACCTCAACTTGCCAACAGCACCAACGAAAAGGACTGTTTGGTAGAGATTGAATTTTCAGTCAATAATCGTGAATATTTGGTTCGTCGTGGAATTAAACCAAATATTTTTGATATTGAGGTGAATGGAAAGCAACTTCATAAGGAAGCAGATGATCGTGCAAATCAAAAAATTCTAGAAGAAAATATTCTCAAGGTCAATTATAAGTCTTTTAC